AGGCTGGCAATCGAGATGGATGATAAGTGGGGGATTGATGTGCTGCCGGAGTTGGTGAGCGTCGAGACGGCGCAGAAGTATGGCAGCGCGGTTGCCAAGATGAACGCGGCAGTTTGGGAAGAAGATGTGGAAGAGACTAGGACGCGCTGTGAGATCGTTATTCGAGGGCTGAGGGCTATGGATGCGGAAGCGGAGCGTTTGGGCGCTCAGAGAGCCTCTACGGAGGTCTGGGAGGTGGAAATAGATGGCAAGCTGTTTGGCGTTATGAAAGATGGAAGGTCGTGGCGAACGATAAAGGAGCAGAGGCCAGAGCTAGAGTTGCTGACGCTGCGGGAAGTCGGGCTGGCATACCAAGCGTTTCAAGAAAGTAAGGCAGGGGAATTTGAACGGGCAGTGAAGCAATCGTTTGAAGGGGCAGAAATTACATATATCAAGGCAAAAGAGTTTGATGATCCGATACCGTTCTGATAAGTTGACCATGCTGCATTGGGACTCATTCCACCCAATTGCCTCACAAACTGGCTCAGCATTGCGCTGGGCCAATTTTTTATGTATCTTGTGTTTGAAGCTGTAAGAGGTGAGAGATGGGCAAAAGCAGAACAGTCAGCATAGCCATCATGGAAAAAATTGTTGACCGCTTAGCGCACGGCGAAACATTAGTTGACATTACCAAAGACGAGAAGATGCCAACATACCGGGCAGTGACAAGAGCAGTCGCTGGGGATGATGAGATGTGGGAGTTGTATCGCAAGGGTCGTATCTTGCAAGCGGAGTATTATGCGGACCGCTTGAACGGATTGGCAATGGAGCCGCTGCCAAAAGGTTTAGATGTTCGGGAGCTAAACGCAGAGGTGAACAGGCGTAGGCTTGAAATTGACACGCTGAAGTGGACGACTGCTCGGAACCAACCGTTCGGTATTCGAGACAAGAAGGAGGATCAACCGCAAGCTCAGACGTTTACAATTAGCTGGGCTGGCAATGATGTAGAGGTAACGGCAACGCCGGAGAAGCAGCAAGAAGATAGGCAGCATGTTGTTAAGCATTAGGCCAAAACGTGTGTATACCACACATCCTGTGCGTCCGATCTACGCGCGTGAAGCAGAGGGCGGGGCAACCCCGTCTGTTTTAAATTTTTCAACTTATGCGGGAAAAAGCAAATTCACGGCAAGAGGCGGTTTGCTAAGTGCTTGATTTTATTGATGTCCTAAAACGTATAATAGGTATTATGTTAATTATTTGCCGAGCGGCACCCCCCACCCCCCGCCGAGCCGCCCGCCCTCTTTATATACGTATATCACCCTTGGAGATGGGACCGTGACTGACACTGGCCTCTTCAACCACATCACACAATTGCGCCACCTTGTGGTCAACGCAGAAAGCGCCACGGCTCAATATGAAGCAGCGGTCTTGCTTTTAGATCTATATGAAACCATACTAGAGCAAAACGGGCTGCTTCGATTTTCGAACGAAAGGTATACCCAGCATTGACGCATATTGAGATACCATATGATCCACGTCCATTGCAGATGGAGCTTCACAATGAAATGCAGGTGAAGCGTTGGGGTGTTGTTGTGTGTCATCGTCGGTTTGGCAAAACTGTCTGGGCAATCAATCATATTTTGCGGGATGCGTTATTATCTGCCAAGCCGAACCCCCGGTATGCGTACATGGCACCCACCTATCGTCAGGCGAAGAATGTAGCTTGGGATTATATAAAACAGTTTGCGGGTGGGATACCGAATGTGAAGTTCCATGAGACTGAATTGCGGTGTGATTTGCCTACGGGTGCGAGGATTTCGTTGCTTGGTGCTGAGAACCCTGACAGTTTGCGCGGTATATATCTTGATGGCTGTGTGATGGACGAGGTTGCTGACATGCCGGAGACTGTGTTTCCCGAGGTTATTCGTCCTGCATTGTCTGATCGGAAGGGTTGGTGTGTATTTGTTGGGACGCCTAAAGGTCATAATGCGTTTTATGATGTGTATGAGCAGAGCGCTGCAAATGATGATTGGTTGACTGCGATTTACAAGGCGAGCGAGACGGGGATTTTAGACGGCGAGGAATTGTCGGCTGCGCGGCAGATGATGTCTGATGATCAGTATGCGCAGGAATTTGAGTGTAGTTGGAATGCAAATGTTCCGGGTGCGATATATGGAAAGGAGTTGGAGGATGCTACGGTTTCGGGTCGTGTGACGAATGTGCCGTATGATCCTTCGAAAAAGGTGGACACTTGGTGGGATTTGGGTGTTGGGGATAGCACGGCGATCTGGTTTACGCAGAGTATTGGTCGTGCTGTTCATGTGATTGATTTTTATGAGAACAGAAATCAGGGTTTGCCGCATTATTGTCAGATATTGAACCAGCGGAATTATTTGTATGGGACGCATAATGCGCCGCATGACATTGAGGTGCGTGAGTTGGGGTCTGGGAAGTCTAGGCGGGAGACGGCTTGGGATTTGGGATTGAATTTTCGCGTTGTGCCTAAGCTGCCGTTAGAGGATGGGATACATGCGGCGCAGATGGTGCTGCCGAGGTGTTGGTTTGATCGGGAGAAATGCAAGCAGGGATTGGAGGCTTTGCGTCAATATCATAGGTCATATAATGATAGGACTAGAAGTTTTCGTGCAAATCCTGTACATGATTGGAGTAGCCATGCTGCGGATGCGTGGAGGTATTTTGCGGTTGGGTTGCGTGAAACGGGTGATCGGATGAGGCCACCCCAGAAACAGGCGGTTATGGAATATGATCCATTTGCGGCATAGAGGAGATTAGCTATGGGTGGTGCGGTAAGTAGATTTGGTGGTTTTATTCGGCAAGTGGCTGACAGGGCGGGTGGTGTTCTGAGGGAAGCAGAGGAGATTGGATCGCTGCGCAAGTTTGGCGCGGACGTAGATCTTTTGGCGCCTTTTACGTCTGGGACAAGTTCGGCTCCTGCTCCTGCTCCTGCTCCTGCTCCTGCCCCTGCTCCAACTCCGGCTCCTACGCCTACGCCACCTCCTGCTCCTGAGCCAGTTGCCGCTGCGCCGGAGGTGGAGAGTGAAACTGAGCAGAGGGCGATTGAGAGCACAAGGCGGGGTCGTGCGTCTACGATGACAACGGGGCCGCGAGGTTTGATGGCTGTTGCTCCTGAGCAGGTTCGTCGTCGCAGGTCTTTGATGGGTGGGTTGATTTCGTAATGATGTATCGTTCTCCTCAGAACATTGCAGGTGAGATGGGGCGCAAGTCGTCTCAACCTGCAAAGCGCCGTTTTGATATGACTGTAGATCCTTTGGAGCGGTTAAATCAAAAGATGGCTGGTCGTATGCAGGGCGGCGCTGTTGAGGGTAAGGATAAGAAGAAGCAATCTCTGATAAATAGTATTGGAATGATGTGATGGCTCAAGTGTCTCCTTTGATAGTGCAGTTGGATCGCAGATATAAGACGTTGCAGTCGCAGCGGTCTAATTGGGAGAGGCATTGGCAGGAGCTTGCGGATTATATGCTGCCACGCAAGGCTGACATTACGAAGAAGCGGACGCAGGGTGATAAGCGGACTGAGTTGATTTATGATGGCACGGCAATTCATTCTGTTGAATTGTTGTCTAGTTCTTTGCATGGGATGCTGACGTCACCGAGTACGCCTTGGTTTTCGATGCGGTATCGTGAGCCTTCATTGCAAAATAATGATTTGGCGAATGAGTGGTTGGAGCTTTGCTTGGATCAGATGTATCAGCATTTTAACAGATCCAACTTTCAGCAAGAGATCCATGAGCTTTATTATGATTTAGTGGTGTTTGGCACGGCTGTTTTGTATATAGAGGGCGATGCTGAGGGCTTGCGTTTTTCTTCAAGACACATTGCGGAGATTTGCATATCTGAGGATGCGAATGGCAAGGTTGATACAGTGTATCGCAAGTTTAAGATGTCTGCCCGTGCCATGATGCAACGTTTTGGCGAAAGCAATGTTCCAGCACAGGTTGTTAAGGACATCAAGGGTGATCCATACAAGGAGCATGAGATTGTTCATGCGATATACCCCCGCTCTGAGACAAAAGGTCGCATGGCAAAGGATAAGCCGATTGCATCGGTGTATTATCATGCGGATACGAGGATGTTGCTTTCCGAGGGTGGGTTTGACGATTTTCCGTTTATGGTCCCGCGTTTTGTTAAAGATAGTGTGAGTACATATGGTCGGTCACCTGCGATGAATGCGTTGCCTGATGTTAAGATGTTAAACAAGATGTCAGAGGTGACTATTCGCGCTGCTCAGAAGCAGATTGATCCTCCTTTGATGGTTCCTGATGATGGGTTTATGCTGCCTGTTCGGACAACGCCGGGGTCTTTGAATTTCTACCGCTCTGGGACGAGAGACAGGTTGGAGCCTTTAAATATTGGTGCGAATAATCCGCTGGGTCTTAATATGGAGGAGCAGCGGAGAAATTCTATCAGACAAGCGTTTTATGTAGATCAATTGCTGATGTCTCAAGGTCCGGCAATGACTGCTACAGAAGTATTGCAGCGCAATGAAGAAAAGATGCGACTTCTTGGACCTGTTCTTGGTAGGCTCCAGTCTGAGTTGTTACAGCCTCTTATTTCCCGATCATTTGCGTTGCTGCTCAGGAATGGCCTTCTCCCTGCCGCTCCTGAGCAATTACAAGGTCAGGATATAGATATTGAGTATGTATCTCCGTTGGCGAAAGCGCAGCGCCTGACAGACTTGCAGTCTATGCTGCGTGGGTTTGAGGTAATGATGCAAGTTGCAGAGATTGCGCCTGTTATGGATTATTTAGATAGCGACAAGCTGGTGCAGTATTTGGTTGAGGTTACGGGCATTCCTGCGCGTGTTATTCGCGGCGATCAAGAAGTAGCGCGTATTCGTAGGCAGCAAGCAGAGGCGCAAGCGCAACAAATGGAAATGGCTGAAAATGCTATGGCTGCGGAGCAAGCGGGACAAATTGCACCATTGATTAAGGCGGCTCAAGGATGAAAGAGCTTGAAGAGTTAAAGCTTGCGTATCGACGCACGTTTAACACTGACGATGGTGAAAGAGTATTGAGTGATCTCAAAACACGGTTTGGTTTTGAGACAACCACATTTTCGGACAATCCTTATCAATCTGCATTTAATGAAGGTCAGCGAGCGGCTGTGCTGCTGATTGTCCGAATGCTGACCGAGAGGAAGGAACCCCAATGAGCGAAGAGGCAATCCAAGATACTGGATCTCAAGAGGCTGTGGCAGCGGAAGCGGCTCCAGTTAGCTTTTTAGAAAGTTTACCAGAAGAGTTGCGCAATGAGCCAAGCTTGCGCACCTTTACAGACCCAGGGGCGTTGGCCAAATCTTATGTTAGTGCTCAACGTATGATTGGCGCAGACAAAGTGGCTATACCCGGAAAGTCTGCTACGTTTGACGAATGGCGTGAAGTTTATACAAAGCTTGGCGCTCCAACTGAGGCTGGCTCATATGAGTTCAGCAAAAGCGATGTTGCTGTTGCTGATGAGACTGTAAGTGCATTGCGTGAGGCGGCATATAACGCCGGACTGAGCAATGCGCAAGCAGAGCAGATGATGGGCTTTGTTCGCAATACTGTTCAAGGTATGCAGGGCGCTTATGATGAGATGGCTGAGAAATCACGCTATGAAGGTGAGCAAGAGTTGCGGCAGGAGTATGGTCAGGCGTTTGAGCAGAAGCTTGAGATGGCGCGTTTGGCGGCAACGCAGCTTCTTGGTGGCACTGAGATCTTTGATGAAATTACCTTATCAGATGGGCGTATGTTGGGGGATCATCCGGCGATTGTTCGCATGTTCAGCAACCTTGCTGCTCAAATAGGTGAGGACAATCTTGAGGGTGCGCCGACAGAGATGGTAATGACCCCGCAAGAGGCTTCTCGGCAAATTGCAGAGATGACTAGACGAGATGGTCCATATTTTGATAGAATGCATCCTGAGCATAGCAATTACGTTGAAGAAGTGTTGCGGCTCAGAGAATATGTATAGTGGACAACCGCAAGGCCCACAAGTAAGCTTGTAGTCAAGCGGAGTAGCTGCCCTAAGCAGTAGCACGGCCTCGCAAGAGACAACCTAGCGCAGTAAACCAAAAACTGAAACATTGTAGGAGAGGCAAGATGTCTACTCAAATTACTACAGCTTTCGTTAATCAGTTTTCTGCAAATATCCAAATGCTTTCGCAGCAAATGGGTTCTATCCTGCGAGCAGCGGTAGATGTGGAAAGCGTGAATGGCGAGAAAGCTTTCTTTGATCAAGTGGGAGAAGCTGCGGCTGTCCTACGTACATCACGCCACGCGGACACACCGTTGATTGACACACCACATTCACGGCGCATGGTAACGATGTCTGACTATGAGTATGCGGATCTGATCGACGATCAGGACAAAGTCCGTTTGCTTGTAGACCCAACATCAACGTACAGCCGTGCGGCTGCGGCTGCGATGGGTCGTGCAATGGATGATGTAATCATTGCGGCTGCTCTGGGTACTGCTCAGACAGGCAAAGATGGTTCTACATCTACAGCATTACCATCTGCTCAAAAGATTGCGGTTGCATCCGCTGGCTTGACGATTGCCAAGCTGGTGTCTGCAAAAGAAATCTTGGACAGTGGAAATGTTGATCCATCTATTCCGCGTCATATTGTTGTTTCACCTAAGCAGGTTTCTGACCTGTTGAACAACACGACTGTAAC